TAACAAATTCACATATTTATTTGAACTAATTTCATATATTTATTTTAACTAATTTCATATATAGTTTTATTATACAGTTATAAAAAAATTGAATTAAAAAACAAGATAAAAATAACCCTATAACTAGTATACAATGAATTCTAATTGTAGAACTGCTAACTTTAAGATTATTACGATTGAAGGAAATATTGGTTCCGGAAAATCAACTCTTTTAGAAAATTTAAGGTCACATTACTGCAACAATACACGTTTTATATTTCTAAGAGAGCCAGTTGATGATTGGCATAAAATTAAAGATGAAGAAGGTAATACAATGTTAAAGAAATTTTATAGTGATCAAGATAAATACTCGTTTGCATTTCAAATGATGGCTTATATTTCAAGATTAAAAATTTTAAGAGATACAGTAAAATCAATCAATTTATTTTATACGAATGATGATGATAATGATGATTCTCCATATATAATTATTACAGAACGTAGTTTATATACAGATAAATATGTATTTGCAAAAATGTTATACGATAAACACAAAATTGAAGACATATGTTATCAAATATATTTAAATTGGTTTGATGAATTTGCAAATGATTTTCCAATTGATGCTGCTGTATATTTAAATGCGAATCCTGACAAATGCTATGAAAGAATTCATAAACGTGCCAGAGAAGGCGAAGAATTTATACCTCTAGAATATTTAAAAGATTGTAATAATTATCACGAAGAATTTTTGCAATCATTTACTTCTAATAAATTAGTTTTAGATGGAAATGTTGATATTTATGACAACGAAAAAATAGTTGAACAATGGTTACAACAAATTCATTCATTTATCCATAATTAGTTTAACCTATATTTTTATATTACCGTTTATTTCCAACCACTAGATTTCCATCATCCTCAAATGGTTCTGCTAATTCTAATTCCGAATCATTATAATTAAATGTAATTTCATCATAAACATTAATATCCTTTATTGCTATTAATCTGTTAAAATCAATTCTAATATTTGGTTCAAATGAATGATTAATAAACGAACCATATTCATCTGTTACATGCATATCATAACCTATATGAATGCTATTTCTGGATGGACTACTTGAAAGTTTACCTTCCAATATATGAATTGTGTCATTTTTTTTATATGTTCGTGTAGCATACACTCCTAGTGGAATTTTGCTACTTGCAATACCAACACCTCCATTATAAACATAACATGCACCATTAGATACTGCTTTTGCTATAAGTCGTGGGCAAATATTCACTTGCATTATACTAACAAGTATAAATAGCTTTATATACTTTTTATATACCTTTAGTAAAGGTATAAGTCAATTACAACCGGCCAATGATCTGAATTCAATTTACCACAATATTCGTCGTAACCGTGATAAATAAACGCATTTATTATTTGTGCCTGAACTCCGCTTGTTACTAATATATGGTCTATCATAGACAAATCTTGTTGCGAAGATGTATTGCAATTATTATCCGAATCCCACCAATCACTATATCTATTGGTTTGAACAATATTGGACGCAATATTTGTTAGTACATATGAACCTTTTTTATCTCCATCCAACCCTTTTAATATATCTAATACACGTGAAGTAGGCTTGTTTAAGTTTAAATCCAAAATTTCACTATCATAATCGTTTATATCTCCAATCAAAATTATTTCATAGTCTTTGTTAACATATGAACTAACAACGTTTTGAAGAACTTGTGCCTGTGCTTCTCGTTGAACACAACGTTCTGGGTCTGTCGGAATAGCTAATAAATGCGCTCCAATCATTGCCACATTTTTTGAACCTAATTTAAACTCAGTAATATAATGTTTCGAGACTCCAGTTGTTCCAAAGGCGTTTGTGGTTCCACATTTTGTCCCTAACATAGGATATTTAATTTTGTCTTCGCTTCGATACAAACTAACAAGCGGGTCTATTTTTGTTAGCATTCCGACATTTTGTCCTGTGCTAGTATCTGTTCCTTGTTTTAAATATGTATTATATGTTGTATTTAATTTGTCTTTTAACATAGTCAACTCATTACAACTCTCTACTTCACATAAATTTATTATATCTGGTTGTAATTCCATAATAACATCTGCTACATATGACAAGTGCGTTTCTGCTTCGGCAACTGTATGCCAAGAACACCCGTTTCCAGGACAATTCATTGGTTCATAATAATCAATAAATAACCATTCTACATTAAATTGCATTAATCGCAAACTACTTTTATTATTTCTTCTATCTTCAAATGTTGTTACTATTGGACATTCACTTGCAAATAACGGATTTAACACTAACAAACATATCGAAACTAACAAGTTCACAATATTCATTATAATATATTAATAAACATATTTAAATACATTTCGACATATAATATATTTAGAATGTTCAGTTTTAATAAAACTTCAAAAATAGCACCAACATTAGAATATTTATTACGGTTTGACGGTTGCAGTAAGGGTAATCCGGGAAAAGGTGGTTGTGGAGCTGTTATATATCATAATGGCACTGAAACTTGGGCAGGACGTAAATATGTAGGAGAAAGAGTTACCAATAATTATGCAGAATATTCCGGTTTAATTCTAGGATTAGAAAAAGCATTAGAATTAAACATTAAGGCATTAACTGTTCAAGGTGATAGCCTATTAGTTATTCAACAAATGAATAACATATATAAATGTAATTCACCAAATTTAATTGAATTATATACATATGCGATTGAACTAACATCTAAATTTGATATAATACAATTTAAACATATTTATCGCAATAACAATACACGAGCAGATCAATTGTCTAATATTGGATTAAAGTTGGATTTTACATATAATTAATTTTCTAATAATCCTATACTTAATAACTTATTTTGTTTATATTTTAATAAATCCAACTCTTTTTTTGTTGTAGGAAATAAATCTTTTCCATAAATATCTTGAAGCATTAACCATTCAAACATTCCACCTAAATAAACATACACATTATAAAATCCTAATTTAATTAATTGTTGATATTTTTTTTCAACACTTTCATCATTACAATTCTTTCCATATATAATGATTCGAATACTTTTATTGCTATTTATTAATTTATTCATAATATTTTCTTCGTCATTCGACAATATTGTATTTACTATAAGACAATTTTGTTCATTTTGTGGCAACGTATTTATTATTACATATATTTCTGGATTTTTAATAACGCTTTGCATATCCTCATAATTAATTTTTGTCATTGATTGTACATTTCCCATATCTAAATTATATTATTCGTTTTTAAATAATAACATAATAATTTACAATAATTTACTGAAATCTCCATTATTATAATGATAAATCAAAAAACTACTGAGTCCTACTAATACATCAACTAACAAATACTTCCAAGAATTATTATTTCCAATAATAGCATTATACGCAAATAACGAATATAATAAACCATGAATAGGCCTTAATTTATTCCACCAAATTTTATCTCCAAAAACCTCATCACCAGTTTGTCTTTTTCCACTAAAATATAAATAAAAGAAACCTAATGCTGGAATTATTGCAATATATCCCATATACATTAAAAATGTCTTGTTAGTTTCTTTTGCTAAATATACTAACATAAATCTTGCTCCCATACACCCAATCAAAAACAATAAAAAACGTTTCTGAATATTATTCATATATTACTCTTATATATAAATAATTTATTCTCGCTTTCAATGATACGTATTTATCAATTAATGGAACTGCACAACTATCTCAACCTTTTCTTTTTTAATACTTTTTGTAGCTGATATAGATAACTCCTCACGCTTTTTTCGTGTCTTTGTATTGTCAGTAATTGTTTCTTTTCGTTTAGAAGTGCTATTTCTATTATTCATATCCTTTTCTATTTCAGTATAATTTTGCTCAATATATTCAACCACACGGTTCTCTAGAGCCCATTTAAAAAAATTCAGTTGACCAATTGTGGTCTCAATAAATTTTCCATTTGTATATGGAATACTAATACGGTCCCATCTACAAAATGGGTCGAACCTTTTTTTACTGTATGCTTTCAACTTGAGCTTATAATCATCATAAACTTTGAAACGACGAGTTATATTATCTGTTGTTCCTTCAATTATATAAAGTGTGTAAAATTTTTTAGCATAATTCGTAGCAAACCAATCTACAATGCGTAATGATATTTTAGATTCACCTGTTATTATTTTTAACATTTTGTCCAAATTATTGTCAGGATTATATACACCATTTTCATCCTCTGTTTTGTAAAATGATATTAAGTTTTTAAGCAATAAATCATTTTGAGTTGTATAATTATAATTGTTCATTATTTAAGCATTTAAAAATTTATTTAAGTTGTTTTATTGCTAAATTAAATTATTTTGTATTTTACTACGAATTTACAAAATAATATCTAAATAAATATTATTATGGATAATTTTATGGATACATATTTCGGCCCATTGCCAAGAGATTATTGCGTATATTTCTATATTTTATCTATTGCCTTTGGCATTATGTTTGTCACAAGTGTATTATCCATTGTATACTTTATATTTACACATATTAAGAAAGTAAATACAATGTTTATTATAAATTCTATATTCATTTTATTAAACACATTTTTAGCATACTTAGCAAACAGATTACTTCATACTATGTGTGTTAAAAGCATATAAATACAATTGAGTTCATATATTTTACACTTCTTTTGATTTTTCTTTTGGAGTCTCAAAAGTAGTATTCATTGGCTTTAAAAACATATCACGCGCAACAACATCATTTACATAACTTGTTTGTAAAAATGGGTTTACACCACGTTGAGAAATCATTTCACGGTCTGCTATTTTTGTATCTAAATCTTCGCGTCGTGTTCCACTAACATTTTGATTTCTAGAAAACAATGAATTTGTTATATTTATTAATTCATTGTCTTGATTAAAAAACGATTTATCTGCTAATGACTGATTTATTGCGTTTTTTTGTGAATCATTTGTATTATATTGTCTGGAACTTTTATAATAGGTTTCTCCTGTGCTCCATTTCCAAGAAGTATGCATTATTATATCTTTTTTTAAAATATTAATTATTCTCTTTAATTATAACCATATTTTTTGTAAACATAAATTTATCTTTGTTAGTTCTTCTTCTTTTTAAATTACATTCTAAACAAGCAATTACTAAATTTCCACTATTATGACCAATATCATTATTAATTCTATCTAACGACCATTGTTTCATTTCCCTAACGTGTTCATATAAAATATAAACATTATTTGAACAATAACAACAAGTCATATTACATTTTTTTAATAAGTCTATAGTTTCTTCAAAACTAACAAATTCATTTTCATTTAGTTTTTTTTTTAATATATCTTGGTGTTTATAATTGTAAATTTTGTTTTTAATATGACTTGTTAGTTTGTTTACATATTTATCTTTGTTCTCATTTTTCATAAAATTATCAGACATTATAAACTCTAATTGGATATTATGAGATAATTCATCATCTTTTAATCCCCAAGTTTTTGTTTCTACTCTCATCTTTTTTTCTTTTTCACAACGTATTTTTTTAGATTTATTTATATTTGTATTTGTATTTTCAAATACTATTTTTCTTACTGTTTTTTCTTCATTATCGAACATTATACTTTTATACCATAATATTTTATTATAAAATCAATATAAATACTATTTCTAATATACATAGTTATTTATATTATTCAAAAATGAGTTAAAATCAATTTAACATTATATTATATATAATGATACCAGAAAACCAACCTACTGAGTGTAATGAATTAAAAACACTTAAATATAAATCTATGATCTTAAACGGTATGCCGTGGCCTGAAAGCAAATCATCCACTGATTTGGCAAATTTGGATAAATTTCTTGAAAATGAAAAAATTACAAATTCAATTGAACCATGGAGTAAATTAGATAAAACTGCTAAAATAAAGAAACTCGCTTTATTTGCAGAAAATTATAAAATAACAAACAATTTGACTGATTCAGAATATAATATTTTATTATCATTTTTTAGAGATTGTCTTGATAAAAAAAAACTACAACGAGTTAAAGATGTTAATTATAATAAAGATACCGGTGAAATTAAAGATATTCCGGCATTGTTTTATAATAAACAATCTAATCATTTTACACTTAAAAATATAGATAAAAGAGTATCTACATTAAAAGGATTAGCACCCAAGAAAAAACAAGGAACCGTTAAAAATATAAAAAATATAAATAATTCTGATGATGAAGATGATACTACATAAATTAAACCTTCCATTCGGTTAAAAATATGTGTTTATTTGTCTCCACTTCTTCTAAAGGTGGATAATACGGATAAAAATTGATTTAAACAATAACAGTTTAAAAATAACCATATATATTATATAATCATGAGTTCTGAATTAGTAGATATCACGCATCTTATTGTTCCTGATGAAGACATTACATATTTTACAGTTGAAGAATCACTAGAATTATATCAAACATGTTTACATTTAATGGAAGAATTTATTAAAGACAATTATGACATTATTTCTGAACCAGATTTTGATGATATGTTTGATGAAAATATTTATGAATTAATGAATTCTCATTTTGAAAATGACATATTTCATAATGAAGATGCGCAAGAAGAATTGGAAGAAATTATTGAACATGCTAAGAAAGACTTCTTTACATATGTTATGCACCCACGTTCATATAATGATACGATTATTTTACAAGAACCAGATATAGATACACTCAATAAACAGATAATAAAAATACGTAATAAACCACAACCTCCACAAAGAACACCTGAATGGTATGAATTTCGTCATAATTTAATTACTGCTTCAAACGCATATAAAGCATTTGATTCCCAAAGTGCTCAAAATCAACTTATTTATGAAAAATGTTTACCGTTGAATCCAAAATTTGATGACAACAATGGAGATAATGATGTAAAAATTATACAAGATGTTGTAATGGTAAATACAAATACCCCGCTTCATTGGGGACAAAAATATGAACCACTTTCTGTAAAAATTTATGAGCAAACTTATTACACAAAAATTGAGGATTTTGGGTGTATACAACACGACATATACAAATTTTTAGGTGCTTCTCCAGATGGAATTAACATAGATAAAACATCAAAAAGATATGGACGTATGTTAGAAATTAAAAATATTGTGAATCGTAAAATAGATGGAATCCCTAAGAAAGAATATTGGATTCAAATGCAACTTCAAATGGAAGTATGTGACCTTAATGAATGTGACTTTTTAGAAACTAAATTTATAGAATACACTGATATTGAAACATACAAAGAAGATACAACTGATGAATTGTATGAAGATGAGGACGGTAATAAATTTAACAATATATGTTTATCTAAAGATAATAAACTAAAAGGTTCAATAATTTATTTTCATACAAAAGAAGGAAAACCATTTTATGCATATAGACCTATTGAATTAATACATCCAGATGATATAGATAAATGGCATGATAATACATTAGAATATTATGAAAATAATCCAGAATTTAAATATACTTTTATGAAAACAATTTATTGGAAATTGGAACAATTCAGTTGCGTGTTAGTTTGTAGAAATAAACAATGGTTTAATGACAATATTTGTCATTTGAAACATATTTGGTATATAATTGAGAAAGAAAGGATAAGTGGGCATGAACACAGAGCTCCTACTCGAAAACAAAAAAAGGAAGTTCCAATTATGACACCAACTAGTAACGGTTGTTTATTGCATTTTACACCTGTTCTAATTTAGAGCAATGCGTATTTAAATGCCGATTTTTATTAATCCTTATAAATCTTTAATGTTCTTCTTTTGTTATATTTCTTTTTATTTGTTTTATTTTTATAGTAATCTTTATTATAAGCATAAATAAAGTAATTTTTATAATTTTCTTCTTTTATTTTGTTTATTGATGTTTTTACACTTTTTTCTAATTCTATAAATGTATTTGGTTTATCTAATTTTATATAATGTTTCATTAAGTTCTATCATTTTTTATTATAAATATCTTCATATGTATTTGGAATTTCTTTTGATGTAATGTTTTAATTGATTAAAATATTATTCAATACTATTTGTTTCTGGGTTGTAAGGGACTGAATATAAAATAATTTCAATACATTATATTTTCATTAGTAGGAATTGAAAAATATAACTCATTTGGAACAGACCTAAAATATCCCACTCTAGCTCCTGGTCCTTCTTCTGCTGGTGGTAACGGTGTTGTTACATTACTTTTTATATCTTGTTTATCACGATATAATGCACCACAAAAATCAGCACGAACGCATGTTCCGTCATCCGGATTATATCTATGTTGTAAATTGTTAGTTATTTGTTCATAAGAACCTAATGTAAATATAGGATAATGCCACCATATTTGATTGTAATTGTTGTTAGATGTTTCATTTTTTCCTATTAATTTGTAATCATCTAATATGCCTTGTTCAACCGACTTTGGAAAAGTTCCTAGATTGGATAAATTAGTAAATCCTTCATATTGATTAACTAATTTAAAACCGACTACTGCTATTACTATTAAACACACTATACAACCTATAAGTTTATATTTCATATTATATATTTATATAAAAACTTATTAAATAAACTTTTCAAAAAATAACTTAAAATTAAACTAACATATAATATACAACAATATGGAAAATGTTATGCGCGTAACTAAGCGAAATGGAGATTTAGAAGAAATTGAATTTGATAAAATTCTAACCCGTATTAAAAAATTAGGTCAAGAAGCCGGAATTCATATCAATTATCAACAATTAGTTATGAAGGTCATTGATCAGTTATACGACACTATTTCTACTGCCAAAATTGACGAATTAGCTGCCGAACAATGTGCATCTCTTTCTACACTAAACCCTGATTACGGCACACTTTCCGGACGTATAATTGTATCAAATCATCAAAAAAATACTAGTAATGTATTTAGTGAAGTAATGAGAAAATTATATGATTTTACCGATATTCATGGCCAACATTATCCACTTGTGTCTGAAAATCTATGGCATTTTGTATGTAAATATAAAACAGAAATTGATTCAATGATTGATTATAATAGAGATTATTTAATTGATTATTTTGGATTTAAAACGCTTGAACGTTCATATCTTTTCAAAAAAAATGATGTAATTGTTGAACGGCCACAACATATGTGGATGCGTGTAGCAATTGGAATACATGGCGACATTAAAGATTTAAATGCATTAGAATTAGTCAAAGAAACATATAATTTAATGTCTCTAAAATTCTTTACTCATGCCACTCCAACATTATTTAACTCTGGAACACCTAGACCACAATTATCTAGTTGTTATTTAATAGCAATGGAAGATGATAGCATTGATGGTATTTATAATACATTAAAAGATTGTGCTTTAATTTCTAAATATTCTGGAGGAATAGGGCTTCATATTCATAATATTCGCTCTAAAAATTCACATATAAAGGGAACAAATGGTAAAACAGATGGTCTAGTACCAATGTTGCGTGTCTATAATAATACTGCACGTTATGTAAATCAATCAGGAAAAAGAAACGGTTCTTTTGCCGTTTATTTAGAACCATGGCATCCAGATGTGTTTGAATTTCTCGATATGAAAAAAAATCATGGAGATGAAGAATCTAAAGCTCGTGATTTATTTTATGCTTTATGGATTTCAGATTTATTTATGGAAAGAGTAAAAGATAAGCAAGGAAAATGGTCATTATTTTGTCCTCATGATTGTCCTGGGTTGTCCGATGTGTATGGTTTAGAATTTAAAACATTATATGAAAAATATGAGGAAGAAGGAAAGGCAAGAAAGACTATTATGGCACGGGATTTATGGTTTGCGATTTTAGATTCTCAAATGGAAACTGGGACACCATATTTATTGTATAAAGACGCAGCAAATATGAAATCAAATCAAAAAAATGTTGGAACAATTAAGAGTTCAAATTTATGCGTAGCACCAGAAACAACTATTTTGACAATAGATGGACATAAAGAAATTCAAACACTCGTTGGACAAGATGTTAAAGTATGGAATGGAGAAGAATTTTCAAGTGTAAAAATAGTAAAAACAGGCGAAGACCAAGAATTAATAGACGTTTTTACAGATGATGGTTCTAAATTAAGTTGCACTTTATACCATAAATTCTATATACAAGACACATCTATTAAAGTAGTTGAAGCAAAAGATTTAAAGCCAAATGACAAATTAATTAATTGTTCGTTTCCCGTTATAGATGGAACAGATAAATTGGACAAATATTATACAAGTAATCGTTTTATCATTCCATCACATAATTGTTCAATTAAAGACAAATTGGATTGGTTTGCTGGATTTTGTGATGCAGATGGAACAATATCAATAAATGGAAATCATGAACAAATTCATGTATGCTCTATTGATTATGAATTTCTAAAATCTGTTAAACTGTTTTTACAAACTTGTGGAATAAACCCAAAAGTTAAATTAGAACAAACTAGGGATAAATGTTATTCGCCTGATAGCACTGGTTGTAACAATTCATATAGATTAATTGTTACGTCATATGATTTATATACATTAATAGAACTAGGGTTTTCACCAAAGCGTATAAAATTGAGTGGGATTAAACCACCTAGAAATGCGAATCAATTTATAAAAATTAATAAGGTGGAATATAATAATCGCATAGATGATACATATTGTTTTACAGAACCAAAAAGAAATATGGGAATTTTTAATGGAATAATTACTTCTCAATGCACCGAAATTATGGAATACTCAGACGCTAAAGAGACCGCTGTATGTAATCTAGCTTCTATTGCGTTACCTCTATTTGTCAATGAAACTGATAAAACATTCGATTATGAAAAACTCCATTATGTTACTAAGGTTGTAACTAATAATCTAAATAAAGTAATTGATATTAATTTTTATCCTACTGAAAAAACTAGACGAAGTAATATGAGACATAGACCTATTGGCATTGGTGTTCAAGGATTGGCGGATACATTTGTTTTAATGGACATTCCATTTCATTCAGACGAAGCAAAACAAGTTAATAAACAGATTTTTGAAACAATTTATCACGCATCATTGGAAAAAAGTAATGAATTATCTATTGAAAGAACAAAATTATTACTGTCTAAAACTAGATTAGAAGCATTAAACATTATAGATATAGAAGAATATACTACGTTGCAACGAGATAATAAATATTTATTGGGTGCATATAGCACATTTGAAGGTTCTCCTGCTTCAAACGGAATTCTGCAATTTGATATGTGGGGAACTACTCCATCAGTACGATATGATTGGTCTAAGTTAAAAGAATCAATTAAATCCTATGGAATAAGAAATTCTTTGTTAGTCGCTCCAATGCCAACAGCATCAACATCACAAATATTAGGATTTAATGAATGTTTTGAACCATTTACAAGTAATATATATTCAAGACGAACATTGGCTGGTGAGTTTGTTGTTGTAAATAAATATTTGATGAAAGAATTAATTCAAATTGGTATTTGGAATGAACAAATAAAAAATAATATTATTGCAAATAAAGGTTCTATACAACAATTAACAGTTTTACCAGAACATATTCGTAATAAATATAAAATAGTTTGGGAAATTCCTATGAAACATGTCATTGATATGGCGGCAGATAGGGGTCCATATATATGCCAAAGTCAAAGTTTAAATTTATGGATGGAAGACCCGGTTTATAACAAATTAACATCAATGCATTTCTATGCATGGGAAAAAGGTTTAAAAACTGGTATATACTATTTACGTAGAAAGGCTAAACATCAGGCTCAACAGTTCACTATTGAACCAGAGGTTATTGAAAAAGTAGAAGAACAGGAAGAAATTTGCGAAATGTGTTCGGCTTAAATTAACACTAATTTAAGGATTCAACCACTTAACAATATTCCTTACAAATACCAAAGGTTTTTCTATGCCATTTTGTAATACCGTGTTGTTTTATTCCATCCATATGTTTTTTTGAGCCATATCCCTTATTTGAATCTATTCCATAGCGTTCTATTAATTCTGGATTTTCTTCACATAACTTATCTATATAAGCATCTCTGTCTACTTTTGCTAATATTGATGCTGCCGCTATTGATGTATATGTATTATCACCTCCTTCAACCAATTGATATTTTATTGTTTCCAACTTTGTTTTGCTTTTATTCAAAATTGATAATGGCTTAAAATAATTACCATCAACTAACAACAAAATTTTATCATTTTCAATATTTTTTAGTTGAGATAATACATTTTTTATTGCTTTATGCATTGCCAATTGTGTAGCTTGTAAAATATTAATATTATCTATTGTTTCTTCATCTTCATATTCTACAGCCCACGCGATTGCGTTTTCTCTTATATATTGAGATACTTGTACTATTTTATTTTTTGAATGAAATTTTTTACTATCCTTCATTTTATAATGATCAAAACTATCATCTTTAGGCAAAACTACTGCTCCAGCATATACTCTACCAAACATTGGTCCTCTACCAGCTTCATCAATACCTATTTCTATTATTGTAATATCATCTTCAAACATTTTTTTTAATGCTTTTTGAGTTTTTCTTTTTTTTATTATATTAGTAGGCTCTAACATAATAGGTTCTACCAATGCATCAACTGTGTCATCATCTTCGATAATAATTGCACTTACCCATTCTTTTTTGGCAGACATTCTTAGTGTTTAATTATTAATATTAAATATAATATAAATCAATTTTTTCCACCTTTAGGAAAGGTTGTCCAAAATATAGACACTTTTTCCACCTTTAGGAAATGCGTATCCAAAAAACTTTGTAACCAATTAAACTTTGTAACAAAATAAACACATTTTTTTCACTGTATAAATTATACAATGGAAAGTGAATTATTAATACTTTTTATAATTTTATTATTAGGATTAATTTTATGTTCATTTTTAGGCGGAAAAATACATGAAGGTATGGAAAATAATTCAGATATACAAAATAATACTAATTCAACTGCAACTGACAATTCTAACTCGTCAAACGCATTTTTAACTAACGTCAATTTTGATAATTATAATCATTATAATGGAACTTCTTATCCTACCATCTTTTATGGCCCAAATGGCGGAACAGCTAGAGTGATTCGCACACCAAACAATAATACAATTGTAATAACTAACAAAAATGGAACTACTGAAATTTACTACATTGATAAAAATTCTAATAATCCTGATATTTCTACTTATTATGGACCAAATGGTGGTTCCGCTAAAATGATATCCGGAGATAATGGAAAACAAGCTGTAGAAATTACAACACCAAATGGTTCTAAAATTATTTATACAGCCGATAATATATATAATAATGGTCAAGATGACACTATAAATCAATATGATTCAGAAAATAATAAAACTGGGACTGATTATAATACTGCATATAGTTCATCGACATATTATGGACCAAATGGTGGAAAAGCATCTACTTATACTGGGCCAGCGGGAAACACATATGCTACATATGATTCTTCAGCATATTACAATTCTTTGCCACAAGGCATCCCACGTTCACAAATTCCCGATGGACAAGAAGATTTGTATATTTTGAAAACAGAAGTGGTTCCCCCTGTTTGTCCCAAGTGCCCTGACCCGATAGTTCAATCTCCTGACAATTTTGATGTAACGAAATGCCCGCCATGCCCAGCGTGTAAGAGATGCGAAGAACCTTCATTCGAATGCGTTAAGCGACCTACATATAAAGCATTCAATCAAGATTTTATGCCAATGCCTGTATTAAATAGTTTTTCAACATTTGGAATGTAATTGCGGTGGAACCCCCGAACACCCTAAGAATATAACGTTGTGAATTATGCCCTATGTTTCATACATTTTTTATCTATTTGAATACTTTGTCCCTTCTCATCTTGTGGTACAATATTCAATATACATCTAGCCTTCTTACCATACAGCGGTTCAGTACACCCTTTTTCTTTGGAATGCTTACGTGTTTTTATTTCTGAATACTTATATACTTTCGGCTTTTCATCCACGCATCTTGCTCTAAAATGCTCATAACGCTCCCTCACATCACAATATGATAAATTTGATTTCTTTTTAAGCATTTTATTTACTAATTCGTGTAAATTATAAATATATCTTGAAAACGTATCACGTGATTTCATATCAGACATTTTTAACGGTAAATGTTTTAAATTAGTTCTTAAGTTTTTTCTACACGCTCCACACGGCAACACATTTTGCAAAGACAATACATAATTTCTATATATTTTCTTTTGTTCTAAGCTAGGATTTACTGGATAGTTAAAACTAATTGTATGTAACATATGCCATTGAGCTGGTCCCCAAACAGTCGTTAAAAACCCATCACCAGAATAAAAATCACCTTTTTTAAATACACGGTTTTTTTTTGTTTGACTTTTATTTCCTTTGCTATTTTTTCTAGTTTGTGTCATTTATATATAACTATAATAATTATATATTAAAAATAAAATATAACTATATTTTACTTATGAATTCTTCAAACGCAATCAATACAACACCAATGATTATTCAATTTTCAAAAGCTACTCAAAATGTATGTTTATGTTTTGGCATTTCTTTTATTTTGATTATTTTATTTATATTTACTCCATTAAATTCATTTTTATTATCCTCAATATTTGGAAAAGTTATTATAATAACTCTTTTAGGATATACATTATATTACAACAAACAACAAACTAACAATTTTATAAACAATTTCAATATAAATATTTGGAATGAAAATAGTAAATGGGATCCATTAAAAACAAATGTATTATGTAGCTACATTTTTTCATTATTTTTGTTAGTTCTAATAATTTCAGTAATACGAACCATTTTTTAGTATTATTACAAAATCATATTAGTTTATTTTAAGTTTATTTATTCTTATTTAGTATATATAATGAACAATTTTTCAACAAAAACACCTACTATTAATCCTGTTGGTTCTAATTTAAATGTATTAAAAACTGGTGGCAATTTATCTATTATGCAACGAATTACCGGATTTATAAATTGGAAAGTAATTGCCGTCATTATTTTTATATTGTTAGTTCTGTTACTTGCGTATTATACATATAAACAATATACTGATGGAAAAACATCTTTTCATGCCAATAGAGAGCATATTCCCAAAGACCAAAATTCAAATAAAACAGCAACATTAATGTTATTTTATGTGGAATGGTGTCCTCATTGTACTAATGCTAAACCAGAATGGGAATCATTGAAAGAAGAATATGACGGAAAAAATATTAATGGTTATAATGTTAGTTTTGTGGAACATAACTGTACTACTGAAACGGCTGAAATAACGCAATTAATGGATAAATATAGTATAGAAGGTTATCCTACAATTAAATTAATTAAAGACAATCAAGTTATTGAATATGACGCTAAACCAACTAAATCAACTATGGAGCAATTTTTGAACACAGTTCTTTAGTAAATTGAATCGCATCTTCTTCACCTTGTTTAATCCATTGTCGTCGTAAATCTTGGTTTGATATTGATTCTTGCATAAAATCCAATGTCAGTGGATTGTCTGTTATAAAGCATTTCACTGTATTTTCTATGTGTTCTATTTTTACTGTATCCCTTATAAAATTCATTGCATTAAGTGTTAAACAAATAACATATTCAAGTAAAGATGTGTCCTGTGTAATTTGAACATTTTTGAAACTATCTGTTTCGTTATTGTATGAAATTTTGATTCCCAATATTTCATCTTTGTTGTCGTGGTCTCTTAAACAATAATTTAAAGGATAATTACACATTACGCCTCCATCTACATAACAGCAATTGTCAATAATAATTGGCATAAATATTCCGGGTAATGCCGCCGACATTGTTAAAGCTTGCAATAAATTTAACTCTGGATGAGTTTTGTGAGATAACTCAACAGTTTCAAATTTATTTAATTCAAAAGTGAAAATGTGCAAATCGATTTTGGAGTATTCGTAAAACTCCTGTAAAGTGATGTTTAAACTTAGGTCTTTTGCTTGCAATAAAGGTTTAAATATAATTTCTGCCATTTTTTTATCAAATAAGCCTTTATTGTAATATGAATCAAATATTTGTTTTGCGGTTACTTTAAATGCGTCATGCCAAGGGCGTTCAATAATATATTTGTTTAAAGTTTCCCATTTATATTTTAGACAAATAAATGCTCCAACTATAGCTCCAATAGATGTTCCGTATATAGATTCAATAGAATCTATTTGCCAAAAACAGTCTTGTTCTAGTTTTTCTAATGCGCCTAGATATCTTAATCCTAATGGTCCGCCTCCGCTTATAACCAAATGTTTTATTGTCATAATTATTATTTGTGATTTTATTTAAATTGTAATAGTTGCAAACAATAAAAGATGGCTTATCACCTACAAAGATGGAAAAGCCATTACAAGATTAGCCCCTGAAAAATGTGTTAAAAGTTGATTGATAACTGTAAACATGTTGGTTATCCTAATTGTTGAATTGAGGTATTTGTTAAGAGTAACTTATGTGCCTCCAAGTAGAACGCAAATATGTGTTAGTAAAGAAACAGGGTTTATTCCTTATTCGTATTGTTTTTTTGAAAAATTGAATCAAAATGTAAATTGTAAGATTTAATTACGAATAGATTGGAAAAGCGTTCATTTATAATTGCGAAAAAATGCTAAAAAGTTTTCTAATTAAATACAAATGGCGAATATTTTTACTTTGGAAAACTTTTCAGACTTTTCTGAAAAGATAAATATAGATGAATTATACGAAAAAAAACGTCAAATAGATTTAAATAAATTGGAATTATTTAAAAAAATATTAAATCGTATTCATGTTAGAATAAAGACAACTGCAAAGAATAGTATATATGAAAAATTTTGTTGGTTTGTAGTTCCAGAAGTCATAATAGGGGTGCCAAAATACGATCAAGCTGGGTGTATTGCTTATATAATGAATTCATTACAAGAGAATGGATTTAATGTGCGTTATTTCCATCCAAATACGTTATTTATTTGCTGGGATCATTGGGTTCCGGCATATGTAAGAACAGAAATAAAAAAGAAGACTGGTATTGTTATAAATGAATATGGTGAAAAGATTGAAGAAGACATAAATGAACAAGAAGAAGAGCAACCGCAAAATGTAGGTAGTATACAGCAAATTAAAAATAGTAAAAAATATACTCCAATTGATTCGTATAAGCCTTCTGGTAAGTTAGTATATAGCGAAGATTTATTGAATAAAATAGGAAATAAAATAAACTAACAAATGTATATGTATAAATATATATTATTTGAAAAGTAATTTAAAGAGTCTTTAAGTTCAAAAAGGGATATATAATATATTATTTTAAAAGTAATTTAAAGAGTCTTTAAGTTCAAAAATCAATAATATATATTATTTGAAACTTTTTTTAAAAAAGTCGGGGCCAAAAATGAAAATGGACATTTTTAAAAATGTCCAAAATCGGAAAACCAAAAAAAGTTTCCAAAAAAGCCTTCTAAAAATGAGACCATTACCATAATGCTCACATATTTTTAAAATGGCGAAAAAAAGTGTGAGCATACTTTTTTCGCCATTTTTTAGGATTCTCATTTTTGTCCATTTTTTGGAAACATTTTAGTGACATTTTGAGATTTTTTAAGACAATTTTGAGATTTTTTAAGATTTTAATTTAAAAAAATCTTAAAATATACTATATATGCCAAAGGATATTATCGACTACTCAAATACTATTATATACAAAATTATATGTAACGAACCATCTATTACTGATATATATATCGGTCATACAACTAACTTCATTAAACGCAAATACCAACACAAGATGCAATGCAAAAATAGTTCTAAATTAAATATATACAATACAATACGGAACCATGGAGGATGGGAAAATTGGAGTATGATTGAAATCGCAAAATATGACTGTAAAGATGTTACTGAAGCAAGAATTAAAGAAAAACAACATTATGAATTATTAAAAACTTATAAAAAAGAAACCAACGACAATCAATCTATTACAACACATAATGAAGTAAAATTTTTTTGTTTAAGTTGTTCTAAACCATATCAATCACGTAATGGACTTTGGAAACATCAAAAAAAATGCATAGCAGACGAATCATCCACAAATATAAAAGAAAGCATTTTATCAGATAAACAACTTATGATGATGTTAGTTAAACAAAATAGCGAACTTATGGAAGTAATTAAAAATGGAACTCATAATAATATCTCTATCAATACTAACAATAACCATTCTCATAATAAAACATTTAATTTACAATTCTTTTTAAATGAAACATGTAAAGGAGCAATGAATATTGGAGATTTTGTTAGTTCTATAAAACCACAAATAGCTGATTTAGAAGCTACAGGAAGATTAGGATATGTTGAAGGCATTTCTAATATAATACTTAATAACTTAAAAATCTTACAAATACATGACAGACCTATACATTGTTCTGACCAAAAAAGAGAAGTTATATATATAAAAGATAACAATGAATGGACTAAAGAAGAAGATAGCAAACCTATACTAACAAAAGCAATTAAGGTTATCGCAAACGAAAATATAAAAAATATAACAGAATGGCGAAATGAAAATCCAGATTGCACAAATTCCGAATCTAAAAAAAATAATTTATACTTAAAAATTGTAAGCAATTCAATGTCTGGAGGTTCAGTAGAAGAAAGCAATAAAAATATACACAAAATAATAAGCAATATAGCTAAACAAGTTGTAATAGATAAATCTGGAAAAGACTATTTATTATAAATAAAATTGAAATAATTTAAACGCTATTTTAGTATACTATAAACTATACGATGAGCTCCACCGAAGATAACGTATTATATTTTGATGTCCAACAAAAGACTGATAAACAACATATATTAGATAATCCAGATACATATATTGGTTCAGTTGAAACTGTTGATTCGAATATGTGGATTATGAATGAAACTAGTGATAAAATTATAGAAAAGAATATCAATTATATTCCTGGTTTATTTAAGTTATTTGATGAAGGCATTGTAAATTGCAGAGATCATGTAGTTCGAATGCAATCTAAAATTGATGCACATGTCGAAAATTCATTACCAGTTACATATATTGATATTGCAATTCATGAAGATGGAACTATTACCATGATTAACGATGGTAATGGAATTGATGTTGTTGAGCATCCAGAATATAAAACTTGGGTTCCAGAATTGATATTTGGGCATTTAAGAACATCTACAAACTATAATAAAGATGAAAAGAAAATTGTTGGTGGAAAGAATGGGTTTGGATTTAAACTCGTATTGATTTGGTCAACCCATGGTTCAATCGAAACTGTTGATCATATTCGCGGGTTAAAATATACACAAGAATTCAAAGATAATTTGGATACTATTTGTCCGCCAAAAATCACAAAGGCATCTAAAGCAAAACCATATACTAAAATAACATTTAAACCTGATTATAAGAGATTGGGAATTGAAAATTTATCTCAAGATATTATTTCTTTATTGAAAAAGAGAGTATATGATATTTCTGCAGTCACCGACAAAACAATAAAGGTAAAGTATAATTCATCTATTATTCCTACAAAAAACTTTGAACAATACATTAATTTATATATTGGAGAAAAAACTACGGCACCTAGAGTATATGAAGTTTCTAACACGCGTTGGGAATATGCGGTAGCATTGACCCCCACAAATGAATTTATTCAGGTCTCATTTGTGAATGGTATATACACATCGAAAGGTGGAAAACATGTAGAATATATTTTAAACCAAATTACAAGAAAATTGGCTGAATATATTGAAAAGAAAAAGAAGGTAAAGGTGAATCCAAACTCAATTAAAGAGCAATTAATATTGTTCTTGCGTTGTGATATAGAGAATCCAGCATTTGATAGTCAAACAAAGGATTTTATGAATACACCAATTGCTAAGTTTGGTTCTAAATGTGATGTAAGTGATAAATTTATTGAGAAAGTTGCAAAAATGGGGGTAATGGAGGCGGCATGTGCTATTACAGAAGTAAAGGAAAATAAGGCTGCTAAAAAGACAGATGGAACAAAGAGTAAAAAAGTTGGAGGTATACCTAAATTAGATGACGCAAATTGGGCAGGAACTGAAAAATCGAAAGATTGTATGATTATATTTTGTGAGGGAGATTCAGCAAAAACAGGTGTTATTTCTGGATTATCGTCTGAAGATAGAAATATGATTGGTGTATATCCTCTTAAGGGTAAAGTGATGAATGTAAGAGGTGAAGCAATCAAGAAAATAACTGAAAATAAAGAAATTGCAGAAATTAAGAAAATTCTTGGTTTAGAAAGTGGAAAAGAATATAAAACAATTGAAGATGTACATAAGCATTTGAGATATGGCAAAGTTGTATTTATGACAGATCAAGATTTAGATGGGTCACATATTAAGGGGTTAGGAATTAATTTGTTTCAAAATGAATGGCCTAGTTTAACTCATATTCCAGGCTTTATTGGTTTTATGAATACTCCAATTTTGAAAGCAAAAAAAGGCAATCAAGAATTAAAGTTTTATAATGAAGGAGAATATGAACAATGGAAGAGAACTAGTGAAACAAAAGGATGGATAATAAAATATTATAAGGGTTTAGGAACTTCAACAAAAACAGAATTCAAAGAGTATTTTCAAGAAAAGAAATTTGTTGGATTTGAACATACTGGAGAAAAAAGTGATGACGCCATTGATATGGTATTTAATAAGAAAAGAGCAGATCATAGAAAGAGTTGGTTAGAAAATGTGTATAATAGAAATAGTTTTGCGGATACTAGTAAAACAATGATTCCTTATGAAGAGTTTATTAACAAAGAACTCATTCATTTTTCGAAATATGATTGTGACCGTAGTATTCCAAATGTAATGGATGGACTTAAAATCAGTTTGAGGAAGATATTGTATTGCGCATTTAAAAAGAATTTAAAAAGTGAAATTAAGGTAGCCCAATTTTCGGGTTATGTATCTGAGAAATCAGGTTATCATCATGGTGAAGAAAGCTTGAATAAGGCAATTATAGGAATGGGCCAAAATTTCATAGGTTCTAATAATATCAATTTATTGTTTCCGTCCGGTCAGTTTGGTTCTAGAATTAAAGGTGGTTTAGATGCGTCTAGCCCAAGATATATCTTTACAAGACTTGAAAGAATAACAAGATGTATATTTCCAGAGAAAGATGATACAATTTTAAAGTATTTAAATGATGATGGAACATTAGTAGAACCGCAATTTTATGTTCCTATTATTCCAATGGTTTTAGTAAATGGAACAAAGGGAATAGGAACTGGATTTAGCACTGAAATAATGTGTTATAATCCAAAAGATATTATTCGATATTTAAAGAATAAATTGCAGAATATTTCAGATAATAATGTTGAATTCTTGCCTTATTATGAAGGATTTACAGGTGTAACTGAAAAGATAAATGATACAAAGTTTGTGTTCAAGGGGAAATATGAAACTATGGATACAGATAAAATTCGTGTAACTGAATTGCCTATTGGTCATTGGACTTCTGATTTTAAAGAATTATTAAGTGAACTTGAGAATGATAAAGATAAGGATGGCAAAAAAATTGTTCCCATTGTAAAAGATGTATATGAAAATTATACGGATACAACTGTTGAATTCGTAATTACGTTTAGTAAAGGAAAAGTTCAAGAATTAGAAGCTGCAAAGGGAGAATATGGATGTAATGGATTAGAAAAATTATTGAAGTTATATTCGACATGTTCAACTACAAATATGAATTTATTTAATTATGAAGATAAATTAAAGAAATACGATAGTGTTGAAGAAATTATTGATGATTATTATGATATTCGTATAGATTATTATGAATATAGAAAAGATTATATGATCGATGCTTTAGAAAAACAAATAATGGAATTATCAAATAAGGTAAAATATATTAAAGAATTATTGGAAGGGACGATTGATTTGAGAAAGAAAAAGAAGCAAGAAATAATTGATATGCTTGCAGAAAAAGAATATGATATACTTGATGATGAAGAAAATATGTATGAGTATTTGGTAAAGATGCGTATGGATGCTGTTTCAGAAGAGAATGTAGAAAAATTGACGAAAGAACATCAAGACAAACAAGAAGAATTAGATAGTGTAAATGCAACTACAATTCAGCAAATGTGGTTGTCAGAATTAGAAATTCTTGAAAATGAATATATTGAGTATCAAAAAGAAAGAGCAAAGGCACAAATAGGAGAAGTAAAGGAATCAAAGAAGACAATTAAAAAGGTAGCTGGTGGTGCAAAGAAGATAATTAAGAAGCATGTATTAGAATTGGAAGAAGAAGTTTAACAAATGATAACTAGACAACAAAAATATATATAAAAATGTATATACTTGTAAGACATATCTTGTTTTTATTTTTATGTAATATAGTTTTTTGACTTGTTAGTTGTTTGTTTATAATATTATAATTATCATTCAATAAAACTTAAGTCATACTCTTTTGTGTAATATTTTTCGATATTTTATAACTTAACATCCATAGTTTCAATAACTTTTTTGATTTGTTAGTTAGTTATTATTTTTGTTGATTGAATAGTGTGTTTTCTAGTTCATTTGGTGGTAACAAATAATTTCTTTTTCTGTTTGTCTTTGTAAGCCGAGACAAACTAACAACATATGTTTTATTTTCATTCTAAAACCAATTAGGCATTAAATAATTATGTTTATCTTTTTGAGATTCAACAATTGGAGTAGAAAGTGGAACTGCCAATGTGCTGACGTCATGTAAATATTTAATATAACTTTGTGCTTCAGAATAAACGTGAAATATGCAATAATCCAACACCATCTTATTTAACTGTTCAATTTGTGCTGTTATATGTTGAGGTTGATTTACCGCATGTTGTAAGAATACACTTCGCATTATGATTTTAAGGGTGTCGCAATCTTGTGGTGCAACAATATATTGATGATTTGATTTATTATATACTCCAGCCCTTATTCCATTTTGTATTATTTGTATATTTTCTTTAGAGAAATATGCACGTGATAGGGCAGTTTCGTCCCATTGTCCTAATGTAGGTTCTCTATATGTCGCACATTGATTTGCTGGTATTTTATCATATATAGCAAATAAATTGCTTAAATCTGGTCCTTGTGTTTTATTAATAATATCAATGCGTCCATTAGAAGTTGTATAACTATTCATATTATAATACATTCATAAAAAAATATGAATAATATTGTTTATGTATATTTTGTTAGTTTATTTAATATATTTTACTATAGTTTTCTTAAAAGTATATATATATAGAAATGGTTTTTCAAAAATTAGTATTAACAATAGCTACAATATTACTAATTGTTATATTAGTTATTATTGGTATTTCATTATCAAATTCAAAAGTAGATGATAATTGGCCTCCAATTATTGGTGAATGTCCCGACTATTGGGTTGATATGTCTGGAAACGGTGAAGCATGTTTTAATGCGCATAGTTTAGGCAGATGTAATTTGCCAACACAAGGTAATAAAAATACAATGAATTTTAATCAATACCCTTTTACGGGTTCAAACAGTAGTTGTTCAAAATATAATTGGGCAACCGCTTGTGAAGTAACATGGGATGGCATAACGTCTGGTGTAAAAAAACCATGTGATACAAGCGCAGAAACAGGATGAACCTATGTATAATATACATAGATGAATTGAATAATGAATATTGCAAAAATATATTAAAATTAATAAATAATATTATATTATGGTGATTTTTTCAAATAATGCTGTAGATTTTTGTAAAAATATAGATATATTACCCGAAATAATAGTTGAAATTATATATTCATATATACCGAATTCGGTAACTATGTTTTTAACAAAAAAAACATATATAGAGTATCATCATTTTATAAGACAATATATTAATAAAAAAAAAATAGAACAATACATAAGAACAATGGTGCACGCTGATAATGATTTTGTATTTATGCATTTGTTAGTTGAAAATTATTCAAGATGGATAAATATGAAAAAATATTATTATCAAGAATGTATATATGGAAATTATTTAAAATTTTTAGAATCATATGCGATTGATAATCATTCTGTAAAATGCTTAAATATAATATGTAAAATATTAAAAGAACAAGCTTTTAGTAAAAATCAACATAAAAAGAATACAAATAAATATATAAGATGGAGAATTTAAATATAAATGCTTTGTTGGGTAGAACCGATGAAGTCAATAAAATAAAGGATATTTTAAAGGATTTTGAGGTTAATAAGAACGATTCATTAATTAAACGAGGTCTTTATATCCATGGAGATCCGGGTTCTGGTAAAACCACATTTATTATAAATATTCTTAAAGAATTAGATTATGATATCATTAAATATGATGCAGGGGATATCAGAAATAAGTCTATTATTGATACGATTACAAAACATAATATGGCTGATAGAAATGTGATGAGTATGTATTATAAAAAAGTAAAAAGGATAGCAATTATTATGGATGAAATAGATGGAATGAATAATGGTGATAAAGGTGGAATTACTTCATTAATAAAAATAATTCGACCAAAGAAGACAAAAAAACAAAAAATAGAAGAAACAACATTAAATCCAATTATTTGCATTGGAAATTATCATATTGATAAAAAAATAAAAGAATTGATGAAAGTATGTCATGTGGTTGAAGTAAAACGCCCAACAAAACAACAAATATCGACAATAATTGAAACATTAATTCCTAATTTTAAATCAATAAAGGATGAAGATATCAAATCAAATATAATTAATTTTATTCAAGGTGATTTAAGAAAATTAAATACAATTTATAATTTATCAAAAAATAATGTTGATATACTAACAAACAATACAATTAAACATATATTTTTAACGAAATCTTATAATGATGATACACGTCAAATAACTAAAAAATTAATTAATAATAATTATCCTATAGAAGAACATTTAAGCATTATGAATGAGACTGATAGAACAATAGTTGGATTATTATGGCATGAAAATATAATTGATGTATTGGGAAAAGTTCCAAAAGAAGAATCAATACCATTTTATTTAGAATTATTAGATAATATGTGTTTTGCTGATTATATTGATCGTATAACATTTCAAAAACAAATATGGCAATTTAATGAAATGAGTTCTTTGATTAAGACTTTTAAAAACAATAAAGCATATCATAGCATGTTTGACAAAAAAAAGAAACAAAAGTTTAATCCATCTGAAGTTAGATTTACAAAAGTTTTAACAAAGTATTCAACAGAATATAATAATTCTATTTTTATCCAAAATTTATGTCAAGAACTTTCAATGGATAAAAATGATATGTTCACATTTTTTTTATATTTAAAAAATAAATATACTGACAATGAAATTGCTACACTTTTTGAAAATCACGATATTTCAAAGTTAGATATTAATAGGATATATAGATATTTGGAAAAATATATCAAAGAAAACGCTAGAGAAACCGAAGATATAAGTAGTGATGACGATGAAAAATAAGTATTTTATGATAATAAATAACAAATTATCTCTATCATATGAGATAATTTGTTAATTGGAATAATATTCATACATAATTTTTATATAATTTGTGCTATATAAAAATCGGCGTTTGAAATGTTAAAAGGTGTAATTCATCTAAAACAACATTACTTGTGTTAGTGTTTTGGACAAACAAATATTTAGGTGAGTTAGAAAAAATAAAAGAACAAAAAATCATACTATAATTCTAGATAATATCTTTTTATATTATATTCAATATTTTATTTATTAGAACATACATCTTCGGGGTTTATGTCCTTTCTACGAAT